TAACTTTTTTAATACCTTCGCTTGTAAGTTGTCTTTTAACAATAGTGGCAGTTGTTTCTGGGTCAAGAGCTAGTGCATCAAAATCAGGAATAGGAAGTGATTTTTTACGCCTAAATTTTTTAATATCCTTAAGGTACATTTGGTTTGCCATCGCGCCAAAAAATACTACTTTTTGGTTTATCAATGAATCACGAACAATATAAAATACTTTTTTTTCTATTCCTTCTGATAATTTTTTTTCAGAGTCAAACATACGCTGAATTTCCATGTAATCACAGTCTTTTCCACGCAAAGGGTATGTTTTATTGAGCAATGTAAGTCTCTTAAGTACTTTTTCCCATCTACTAGCGTCACCTTGAGGTCTTGAAAGTTCTAAATACATGAGCATTCTTAAATAGTTAGGTGGGCTATAATAAATACCGGCTTTTGTGATTGCTTTTTTATGTATTTTCTTATATAAATCTTTTGGAACGAATGATATATCTGCAACTGGAATAAAATTTACAAATACTTTAAATGTGCCTGCGTGCATACCAGCCTTTGCTTCAACTTCGGTAAATCCATGTTTATAGAAAATATCAGCTAAATCTTTGGCATCTTGCAATGGTTCTGGAGAGAAGAAATCATAATCAGGAAGTTCGATAGACTTATCATAGAATTGTGCTTCTTCGGGTAATATATTATTTATTGCTGTTCCACCATAGCAAACGCGTTGTGTTTTAACAAGAAATTTCTCTACAATAGAAATAATCTCTTGTACCACTGGATTATTAAGCATTTTACGACCTGATTTTTTCTCAATTTTGTCAACAGCTTGTCGTATAATTGCGAGTTCGCATTCTTCAAATGTTAGTCCTTTTTCACACTTCATTATTAATATAATGTGGGAAAAAAATTAAATAGTACTTTTATACATTGGCAAATCAATTTGTTTTTGTTTGTAAGATACTTGTGGATTTTGAGGCGTTGGGGCAGAAGTTGTAACAACTTTGTATCGTAAGTCATCTGGTTTAAGTACAAAAGCAGTTTTTGCATCATCAAACTTGTTTAAATAAAACATCATATTTGAGTCATCATTAGCATAATTCATACAAACCATTTGACATCCATAAGAAAAATGTAATTGACAGGGTAGATTATTATTGAGGGCACTTAAATCTGGCATAGATAAAGTCATGTTTTTCTTATTATATTCTTTTAATCCATCAGGATCATGAGTATATTGTACATCGTAATTTCTATATTCTGATAAGAAAGGTGAACCAGATGACATATTAATTAATTCTTCAAAATCAGTTTCTCTAAAATTATTTGTCTCTTGATCACATATAATAATAATTTTATTGCGCAAATTTAGTATAGGTTCTGCTGCCATATTCTTACTACCACCGTTAACACCAGGCCTTCCTTCATAGCCATATGACGGATCAAGCAGTCTAGTGCCACACCAATCTCTCACATATTTAGTTAACTTTTTATAGAATAATCGAGGATTTACTTTACTTTTTACCCTAAAATGAATAAATAAAGGATCTGTTGGATTTGGTGTAGGTAAAGAAAATGCATATTTATTTATAGTACTTAAAATGCCTTCATTTCCACCAACAGGAACACTATTATATGTTCCTTTTATATTATCAGAATCAGTCGGACCTGCTCCTACTACCGGTTCACCGTCTACTTGATACAAAGCAAAATCTAAAACTCTTGCACCTTGATGAATAACTTCACGAAGTGGTACTAAATCTACATAACCATCTTGAAAATCACCGGCACAGCAACTGTTATAACTGCTTGCAATATAATAATCTCTAAGATGACCTGTTCCATTAACAGCATCTACCTTGTATTTGGCATCTGCAGAATTAATATTTCCAATCACTGTAGCTTTATTGTTATATACAGATTCCATTGCATAATTATCATTGGCTTTTTTATTAATTTGACGTCTATAATACCATGTTAGAAAAAGCATCAATAAAATAATACCGACCCATAGGTATCTTGTTGCCATCTTTGCAATAGCTTTTTGAGCTTTTAATAACACTTCTTGTGGGTTTTTCATGAATTGATCAGTTGTATCTTGTATACCTTTTACAATATCTGGTGCATCTGGTGGTGGTAATGGCATTGATATATATATAATATACTTTATATTTATTTGTTATCCTAAATGAAGATTTATAATGATTAACACATTCTTATAGTTAAAATAATTATATTATATTATTTTAAGATGCCTGGAGGATTATTAAATATTGCCGCTTATGGTGCTGAAAATATAATATTAACAGGGAACCCAACTAAAACTTTTTTTAATGCTACATATAAAAAATACACTAATTTTGGTCTTCAACGTTTTAGAATAGATTACGAGGGCCAAAGAACACTAAATTTTAATAGTGAAACAGAGATGAATTTCAAAATCCCAAGATATGCTGAATTATTATGGGATACGTATTTGGTTGTTAATTTACCTGATATTTGGAGTCCATTGTTTTGGACTACCGATGTAAGTGGTTGTATGACTCCATATGAATTCCAATGGATAGATAAGTTGGGGGCAATGATGATAAATGAAATAACAGTTTATTCAGGTGCTAATATACTATCTAGATATTCAGGGGAATATATAGAAGCCGCGATTCAAAGAGATGATGGAGGGAAAAGAATACTCTGGGACAGGATGATTGGTGCAAGAAATCAATTCACAGACCCAGCCAATGCGTTTCAAAATGGTGGATTTTATCCCAATGCTAATTTCTTATCTGCAGCAACAACTCCAACTGGTTTTTCAGGTTCTGATGTTCAACCATCTATTAAAGGTCGTCGTTTATATATACCTTTAGAGGCTTGGTTTACATATGGTGGTGGTAAAACAGCTCTACCTTTGGTAGCCTTACAATATCAAGAGATAAATATTCGAATTAGATTACGATCTATAAAAGAATTATATACAATTCTGGATGTTGCTGGCACTATCACCCCTGTATCCACTGTTACAGGTAAAGGTCAAAGAAAAGCACCGAATGCAGCAAGTGCTGTAGATCAACTTTATTGGTTTTTACAACCGCCACAAGATCCTTCTGGGATAACAATTCCTGCTATAACCCCGGAAAATATTACGGGAATGAACAGATATATTAAGAAAAATAATTGGGATGCAGATATACATCTAATGTCAACGTATGTATTTTTAAGTCAAGATGAAAGAAGGGTTTTTGCTGCTAATACACACACATATCTAGTAAGAGAAACATTTCAACATGATTTCTTAAATATTGCAGGATCTAGACGAGTTGATATTCCTTGCAGAGATATGGTGCCTAGTTTCTTATTTCGATTCAGAAGAAGTGATGCAAATGAGCGAAACGCATGGTCTAATTATAGTAATTGGCCTTTCGAAGGGATTCAAGCAGTTCAACCAGTAGATATGTCTAATGATTGCACTAATCCAACCCTTGGGTTCGTAAATCCATTTTTATTTAAACAAACAAGCCCATTGGTTGATTCTAGCAACTTACAAAATATTCTATTAGATATGGGCATTCTGTTAGGTTCTGAATATAGAGAAAACATACTTGAAGAGGGAGTTTATAATCTTGTAGAAAAGTGGATAAGAACAGATGGTATAGCAAAAAATGGTTTATATGCTTATAATTTTTCAGTACGAACTAATAGAGATAATTATCAACCATCAGGAGCCCAAAATATGAATAAATGGCAATATGTTACTTTTGAATTTAATACAATACAGCCTCCACTCGACCCTTCCAATAATAACGTGGAAGTGTTGTGTGATCCTTCAGGAGGAATTATTGGTGTGAGAAAAGATACCTGGAGATTAAATAAATGGAACTTTGATTTACGCATATGGGAGGAGCGATACAATATGATTGTTATAGAAAACGGTAGTATAGGATTATTAATCGCACGTTAATATGTTTGATAAATTTTTGTAATATTATATTAAATGAATAAAAATAAAATTATTAATTTAATCAAATCCCACGGTATTATTTCATCCATGATGACAAAATACCAAATATTTGGAGTTATTTACTATTTAGATAAAATATTAAATACAAATTTAGAAGGTGATATTGTAGAATTAGGATGTAATATAGGCACAACTAGTTTATATATACGGAAAATTATGGATATATATAATAGTAATAAAGAATTTCATGTATATGATTCTTGGGAAGGATTACC